GGCCCCGCAGTTGATGAGTGGGCGGATCTGTTCGCCACGATCACCGGGCACGAGTTCATTCGTGTCATGGATGCAATCTAGGAGCTCAATGAGTGGGCACCGGGTGAGCGGATCAACACGCTAAAAAAACAGTTGGCGAATCGTCCCGCCTAAGAGACGAGCTTGGGCTTGCTGAAAAGCTCGGCATATCCCACCGCCGTCTAAACGGTTGGGAACCCACACCACAACATTTCTACGAATATGAGCCGGTGGTGTGGTGGAAGCCCTGGACGTGGAACCGGATTAAAACAGTCGTGGTTATCGCGGAACCCGAATGGGACACAGAGCAGGTTGATCTTCTGCTTGCTCTCGAGCTTTTCAAGCGTGACCTTGGCCCCAATGGGGAGTTGATGTCAGAAGCGACATCTGAGGCTGCTGATCCGAATAACTACGACGACCCGCTTCGGTATGTCCCGCATGGCCCGTTCACGAACTGGTCGGAGAAAGCCAAGCAGGATGCGATCGATGCGTTCAAGAAGGACTCACCGGACGCAAACATGAACGGAATGTACTGGACGGTCGAGAAGCAGGAATAGCCGCCGTCACGCTCCACACCCTACATCTAAACACAAGCACCCAGGAGGTTTTCAATGGCTGAGCGGGTCGTAAGAGTCAGTTTGACGGCACAGGTTTCTAACTATGTGGCGGGTATGGAACAGGCCGCAAGGGCAACGGACAAGTCCAGTAAAGCTGCTGCCGACGCGAAAGCTAGGTACGAGGAACAGAACCGTGCAATGGAGTCTGTTGGTCGCGGCATGGTCGTCGCTGGTGCTCTCGCGGTCACTGCATCGGCGTTGGCGGCTAAGGCTGCAATCGGTTGGCAGTCGGCATGGACGGGTGTAACCAAAACTGTTGAGGGTACTCCTGAACAGTTGGCTGAGGTTGAGGCTGGGTTGCGTGGGCTGACTAAGGTTTTGCCGGCTGCACATGATGAGATCGCTGCTGTTGCTGAGGCTGCTGGTCAGCTCGGCATTCAAACTGGTTCTGTTGTTGCGTTCACGAAGACGATGATCGACTTGGGCGAAACGACGAACCTCTCAGCCGACGAAGCTGCGACATCGCTTGCCCGGTTTATGAACGTTATGGGCACCTCACAGGATCAGGTTTCCAACCTTGGTTCCGCAGTGGTGGAGCTCGGTAACAACTATGCGACCACTGAGGCTGAAATTGTTCAGATGTCGCAACGCCTGTCGGGTGCTGGTCGTCAGATCGGTTTGTCTGAGGGTGAAGTTTTGGGTCTCGCTACAGCACTTTCGAGTGTTGGCATTGAGGCTGAAGCTGGCGGTTCCGCTATCTCGAAGGTAATGATCGACATCGCTAGCTCTGTAGATAAGGGTGGCGATCGGTTAGAACTGTTCGCTAAGACCGCGGGGGTTTCCGCTGAGGACTTCGCTAAGAAGTGGGAGTCGGAACCTGGCGCTGCACTTGCACTGTTTGTGGAGGGTTTGTCGAACGCTGAAGCTCAGGGCACCTCGACCCTTGGCGTACTTGAAAACTTGGGTATCACTGAGGTTCGTATGCGTGACGCACTGTTGCGTTCTGCTGCTGCGAGTGACCAGTTCACGGAAGCAATGGACACCGGTAATGCTGCGTTCAAGGAGAACAACGCGCTCACGGAAGAGGCCGCTAAGCGGTATTCGACTGTTGAGGCGAAGCTTGAGATTACCCGCAACAAGGTTGTGGATGCTGCAATTGATTTCGGGCAAGTGTTCCTCCCTGTGGTGTCGGCTATGGCTGACGCTGTTGGTGGGTTGGCTGATGGGTTTAGTGCACTTCCTGCCCCGCTGAAGGGGACTGTCGCTGGTGTGACCGCCCTGAGTGGTGTAGTCCTTCTTGCTGGTGGCGCATTCCTGCTTGCTGTGCCGAAGATTGCAGAATTCAGCTTGGCGCTCACCGTTCTCTCTACCTCGCAGATTCCGGCTGTTGCTGGTGCTGCGGTGAGGATGCAGGGGGCTATCGCGGCGTCGAGTGTGGCGATGGGTAAGTCTGTAAGGTTCCTCCTTGGCCCGTGGGGTATTGCGTTGGCTGCTGCTGCGGTCACTATTGGGGTTTTGGATAAGGCGATTAAGGCGGGTGTCCCTACCGCTGAAGGTCTTGCTAATGCGCTCGAAACGTCTGCTACGGCTGCTGATTTGCTGTATGCGGCATCGCGTCGGTCGGATACTGAACAGTTTTTTTGGGGCGACTATAACGAGAGCCTGAAAGAACTGCCTGAGCTGCTCAACAAGGCAACCAATGATGGTGCTCAGGACTGGTTGAATCTGACGCTGAACCAGCAGGGTGCGCTCGACTCTCTCAAACGGGTGGGTGACCAGCTCGGAACGTTGGCGTCTACTGATGCTCCCGCTGCGGCTAAGCAGTTCCGTAGCCTCGCTGAAAGCCAAAACTTGAGCAAGGAGCAGCAACGGAAGCTACTTGATGCAATGCCTGCATATAAGGCTGCGTTGGTTGAGCAGGCTTCTGGGCTTGGCATCAATGTGACATCTACGGATGAGGCTGCGAATTCAAATGAGCTGCTGAAGCTTGCTTTCAAGAAGGTGGTTCCGAGCGCGCTTGATGCGGCTGACGCGTATCTTGCTGCGGCTGACGAATCTGCTGGTTTTGTTGACAAACTGCGCACCCTGATTGACACGATCAATGAAGCCAATGGGGTAGGTCAGGATGCGGTAACGGCTAACAATAATTACCAGAATGCGCTTGCAGATGTTGACGAGCAGATTCGTAAGGCCACTGAGGGGTTGGACGAGAACGAAGATGGCGTAGCTGACTACACGAACACGTTGAATCAGGCGACTCAGGCTGGCCGAGATAACGAAGATTTGCTCGTGGACTTGGCTTCCAAATCGCAGGCTGCTGCGGAAGCACAGCACGACCTTGACGGGAAAACGGACAACTACAAGACCACGCTCGAGGCTGGCCGTAAGGCTGTCATTGACCGTGCTCTTGCTTTGGGTGCGACTGCTGAAGAGGCCGAGAACCTTGCGGACAAAATCTATGCGATTCCGTCCGAGGCAGAGTTCACCATGATTGCGGAAACGTCCGGTGCTGAGGCTGCTCTTGAGCGCATCAAGGCTGCGATGAACTACATCAACAACACCACGCCGAAGATTGAGGTTGAGGGTGGCAACAGGGTGGGATTCGCTACTGGCGGTTACACCGGTGATGCGCCTGCTGATGCCCCTGTCGGGTTTGTTCACGGCAAGGAATGGGTGTCTACAGCACGCACAACAGCGATCCCTGAGAACCGGCGTGCTCTCGAGTACATGCACCGTGGTGGTGTGATTCGCGGGTATGCGCAGGGCGGCTACGTGTCTGGGCGTGATGTGCAGTATGCGTCGCGTTCGGGTGGTGGCGGGTTTGCTGCTGCCGGTCAGTCGCGTGGTGATGTCAACTCGAATATCCAGATCACAACGGTTGCGAACGATGCGAATGAAGTTGCCGATCTTGTTTCAGCTCGACAGAACTTTGAATTGAGGAAACTGCGGTGACAGACACAAATGTGCGTATTGGTGGCCTCACGTTTTGGGGTGGTGAAGGTAGTGACGGGTTCTACATCCGCAAGGGTGGCCTTAAGGGGTTCCTTGATGGTGTTGGGGTTCGTGGGAACAGTGTTGAGCGGCCAATGGCGCATGGTGATTTTGATTTGCCTGTGTTTCGGTCTGCTCGCACTGTTTCCATTTCGGGGCCGTGCTTGGCGCCATCTGAAGGTGAGTGGATGCACCGTAACCGTCAACTGACTGGTTTGTTTGGTGATGGGCGTTCGGGTCGTGTGACGTTCGATGTTGGCGGAACTGTTCTGTGGGGTGATGCGCGTCTTGGCGATACTCCGCAGTGGGAACCGCAGATGTGGGGTTCGCGGGCTGATTACCTTCTGGTGTTGAGGTTCGCGAATCCGCGCCTGTTTGGTGAAACTCGCACGTTCGCTGCGGGTGTTGCCGCCTACCATTTCGGCAACTTTGCTGCGTCCCCTGTTCACACCGTTACGGGTGTTGCTGCGGGTTACACGATCAATGGCCCTGGTGGTAAGACGTTCACGGTTACTGAGGCTGTCACTTCTGGGGTTCCGCACCGTATTGATATGGCGACGGGGTTTCTTGAGGTTGGTGGTGTTGTGGTGGTTGGGAAGGTTACTTCTGCTGATGTTTGGACTGTTCCGGGGGGTGGCGCTGTGACTCACACACTGACTGGGGCTGGGCTCACTTTGTCTACTGCTGTAACAGATACGTACATCTGATGGCGTGGTCTGTGTGGTCTGTTGACACTGTTACTGGTGACGATCGTCAAAAGCTGCCTAAGCCTCGGTCGTTTTCATGGGGACGTGTTCTGAACTCTGGTTCTTCTGGTTCGGCTGTGTTCATGTTGCGGGATTCGGTTTTCAGCAGGTTGAATCCCCGGACGGTGTTGCGTGAGAAATCGCGCACACTCGTTCTGGACTGGGATGGTGTTGTCGTTTATGCGGGCGCCATCGATAGGGCTGTTTACGATCAACCGACTGGGCGTTTGACGGTAAACCATTCCGACATTTGGACGACACTTAGTGGTCGTTTGGCTCTCGATCACCGCGAAGCTGTCTCGAAGCTTGTCAATCAGGTTTTCGTGTCGAAGTCTTCCGGGACTGTCGCTAAGAAGATGGTCGAACTTGCCATGCAGGGTTTGGCGGGGATGAACATTGCCTTGCCGATCACACTGCCGGCTGATGTTGCTGGGAGCATTTCGCGAACATATTACGGGTATCACTCTGAGTGGTTGCGTGATGTGTTGCAGAACCTGATGGATGAGGACGGCGGGACAGATATTGATTTCCAGCCTCGTTGGGTTGGCAACAATCTTGATTGGTTGATGCGTACAGGTTCGCTAAGTTCGGGTTCTTATGAGTGGCATGTTGGCACTGAGATGTCGGGTGTTCTGGATCTGTCACACACAACGGATGCAATGAATGTTGCTACGTCTGCTCACGCGAATGGTGAGGGTTCTGGTGTTGACAAGTTGGCGCGTTCGACACGAAATCTGTCCCCCACTTATCCGTTCGCTGATCGTATGTCAACGTTTGCTACTGAGACCAGTGAGGCTGCTTTGACGCGGTATGCGCAGGGTGAGTTGAACGCATATTCGACGCCTACTGAGCAGTGGTCGTTTTCGGTTCTTGCTTCTGGTACTCCGAAGGTGTCTGACCTCCTTTTGGGTGGTACGGCGAAGACGTGGATGCAGGATGATCCGTGGCTTACGGAGAAGAGCTACACGAATCGAATCATTGGGTTCTCTGGTGATTTGTCGGAGACCGTCAAGTTGCAGTTCCAGTAAGGAGGCGTCATGGCTCGGATAGATAATTTGGGCGGCGGCGAGCTCGCACGTTTGCTGGCGCGGGTTAGTGCGTTGGAGAATGCAAGCCCTTTAGCGAACTCGTCGGTGGAGCGCGGTCAGTTGCGGATGTATTCTGGTTCGTCTCTGTTGATTCAGGATGGCAACCTTTCCGTCACGGGCACGGCTACAATCGCGGGGCTGTTGAACGGTTCAGGCACGGTGACGTGGACTGGGCCGTCGAACTGGAATGGGCCTACGAACATTGGTGGTAGTTGCACCATCACGGGAACGCTTACTGTCAATAGCACCACGACGTTGAATGGCGCGGTAACCCTGAACAACGACTTGACATTGGGTACTGGAAAGATTGTTGCCGGCGTCATCACTATTGATAAGACGGGCACTGTCGGAGGCCGGATTGGCTCTACGGGTGCCTTGTTACTTGGAGCGGGTGCAGGGTACAACGTCCAGGTATCGCCGAGACTGGTTGTTGCCGGCGACGAGGTTGTGACCGGCGACCAGACGGTGTACGGCGTTAAGAGTTTCCGCATGGACCATCCGACGAAACCCGGATGGTGGATACAGCACGCCTCCACAGAGTCCCCCATAAGCGGAACCGAATATACGGGCACGGGGACATTCAACGCGAACGGTGAATGTGTTGTCAGTCTTCCCGATTATTTCGAGTCGCTAAACAAGTTGAGAAATCGCACAGTCCAGATCACAGCCATAGGGCAACCGTTCATGGTGGGAACTGATCGTGTCAGTGGCGGCAAGTTCACCGCGTACGGGCAAGCGGGCCGTGAGTTCGACTGGCTAGTCAAGGCTGAGCGTTTCGGTGGCGACTTCGAGGCCGAATCGGAGAAGCCCGCGAGCGTCTAAGCCAGTTCGTCAAACTCTGGGCAGTACGCTTTCGCCGCCCATGTGGATATGACGATGCTATCCCAGAACCAGCCGGTATCAGCGTCGGCCTCTTCACCATCGATGAGTCGCATATCCATACGGCTGTTTCCTTCTGCAAAAAGCTCGCACGCGATCATTGCTGCGCTGATGAGTTGTTCATCTGTCGCATTCTTGATGCTCTTGATGCGTATGCGAGTTTCGGTGAGGAACACTTCATCACCGGCTGCGACCGCTGCGACTTCGGGGTCTACGGTCAACGGTTCTGGGGTTGTCTCTGCTGTCGGTGTTTCGACAGGGGCGGTGACGGTCTCGGTCACTGGTGCTGCGGAACATCCGGCAAGCACCAGAACAGCTATTGCGCTGATGGTGAGGGTGTGGGTTATCTTGTTCATATCGACCCCTTTCGGTCGGTCATGGGTCCGGGCTATTCACGTAGTCGCGGGCCTCTTACGTGCCCTGAATCATACTCGCTTTGCCCACTATTACTAGCCCCTTCTTGGGGCTTTCGTTATTTAAAGGAGACAACATGCCAGTACTCACAGGGCTTGTCGCAAACTTTCGCAAACAAACAATGGCCGCATACTCCGTCGAAATCTGGTTCACCCCATCCGGGCCGGGAGTAGGCACGACTGGCGGAATGATTGCCGCACAACCCGTGATCGTGGTTCCAGATCCAGACGGCACATTCAGCATCGACCTTCAGCAAACAGCCACCCTGCGCCCAACCGTGTGGTTCGACATCTCGCTCCGATATTTGGATTCAGCTGGTAACTACATTGCCCGCGATGACATTCCGGGGCGGCTCGATGTCGGCACCCTGGGTGGCGTAATCACCGACTTCATTTCTTACACCGACAAACCCATCCCCGGACTTTTAGTCGAGTGGGGGCCAACAGCACCTGACCCATGGCCGATCGGTCTCGTGTGGGCAGACACAACAACTGGTGATGTCAACCAAAGGACGGCATAACAATGACTATCGAACTACTTACAAACATCACCGGCCCACAGGGCGTAATTGGCCCACAGGGTTTGCCCGGTACGAATGCTGTCCCGGCTGATACGGCGGTTGCTGGGTATGTGTCCACAGCGGGCACCTCAGACACTAAGACTGCACTCCTCAACCGTTTCGGCACGGAGGTTGCAATCCGTTCCGTGGCCGAATATGGGGCCGTCCCATCCGCTGTAGTTGACCAGGCGACAGCAATCAACGCCGCAATCACCGCCGTTCCTGCGGGAACAATCCTGCGCATCCCTGCTGGTGACTACAAGGTCGATTCGACCATCACCATCGGTAAAGCAATCACCCTGATTGGGCCGGGTCGTTTGGTGTGTTCCACGGACGCAGCAGCAATCCGCGCAACCGTGGACGATGTGACGATCGGCGGTGGCCTGAAAGCTATCGGGCGTCAACGTACTGCATGGGTCAACGGCGCTCGAGGCATCACCGCAACGGGAACACTTGGCACACCCATCAAGCGTCTGACGATCGGTGACGTTGACCTGTCCACATTCGCGGGCGGTGCTGTGGTGCTTGAGTTCTGCAATGACGTAAAGATGACTGACACGAAAATCAGCACGAGTACCTATTTTGGTATTGCGTTGCTGTCAGTTCAACGAGCAACGATCCTCCGCGCCACAGTGACAGACATCAACCTTGGCGGGCTGGTGAACGCTTACGGCATCACCGCGACCCGCTACAACGGCACCCTAGCCGTCTACCCACGGTCAACAGATGTGACAATCACCGAAGCCACCATCAC